AATAAAGTTGCTGTTATCTTAGAGCGTCATGAAAATAGATTAGATGAATCTGATCGTGCCGATAAACTTATCATCGGTATGCTTGAAGAGATGAAGGAGAGGCATGACAAGGATAATGAAGTGGTTCGGGATAGGATCAATAAGATCCAGAAGAAAGTGGATGCCAACGCAAAGTTTGTTATCGGTGCAGGAGCAGTCCTCGCGACCCTTGTGGCAGTACTACAAGTGGTTCCACCTCTCATAAAAGTGTTGACAGACAGTAAGATGAATGCTAGTATAGGCATACCTGAAGATAATTATGCTGTATCTCGACGCCAAATATATCTCGCTAATATCGGGACGCCTAGAGAAGTTTAAAAAATCTAACAGCACTTACAATTTTAGATGCCCCTATTGTGGCGATTCTCAGAAAAATAAGAATCGTGCAAGGGGGTATTTCTTTCAGAAGAAAGGTTCGTACATTTTTAAATGCCACAACTGTGGTGTTGGTAGAACATTACCTAATTTTCTGAAAGATAATGACCCTGGATTGTTCAGTGAATATTTGTTAGAGTCCTATAGAGAAGGACATACTGGTAAGGGATCTAAGATACCTTTGCCAGAGTTTAATTTTCAGAAACCGGTATTTAAAAAGAAAGATATTTTCTCTGATCTAGAGAAAGTGTCAGATCTAAATAAAACACACCTCGCTCGTAGGTTCCTAGAAAGACGCAAGTTACCACCTAACGCTTTTTATTTTGCACCAAAATTTAAGGCATGGACTAATAAACACAAGCAGGTCTTTAAGGATACGAGATACGATGAATCTAGAATTATAATCCCCTTAAGGGATAAGGATGGTGTCTTTGGATATCAAGGTAGATCTGTATACCCACAATCTCAAATACGTTACATCACAGTAATGCTTGATGAAAGCAAAACTAAACTATACGGAGTTGATAGTGCCACAGAAACAGAAACCATTTACATCACAGAAGGACCATTTGACAGTCATTTCCTTACCAACGCTATTGCTATGTGTGGTAGCGATGTTGACTACCGCTCTCTGCCTTATAGAGATAGGGTCCTCGTCTTCGACAACGAACCAAGGAATAGAGAAATTGTCAATAGGATTGAGACAGCGATCAAATCAGGGGAAAAGGTGGTAATATTCCCTGACAAAATTAAGGAAAAGGACATAAACGATATGATATTATCTGGACATAACGTTCAAAGTGTGGTAGAATCAAACACCTACCAGGGACTGGAAGCAACACTCAAATTTACACAGTGGAAAAAAGTATGAGCAATGGACTAAAGGTACAAAAAAGAGACGGTCGTGTTGAAAGCATTGACCTTGAAAAGATGCACAAGATGGTTGACGCCGCTTGTGAGGGTCTCTCAGGGGTCTCTGCAAGTCAAGTAGAGATCCAATCGGGTATCCAATTTTATGATGGTATTACCACGGCAGAGATTCAAGAGATTCTTGTTAAATCTGCTAATGATTTGATTAGTTTAGAGAATCCAAACTATCAGTTCGTTGCTGCACGTCTTCTATTATTTGGATTGCGTAAGCAATTGTTTGGATTGTCATGGGATCATCCTACTCTATATGCACAGATTGTTAGATGTATTGACTGGGGAGTATATGATGACTCGGTATTGAAAAATTATACTGAGGAAGAACTGAATACTATTGGTGAGTGGATTGATCATGATCGTGATTTGTTGTTTACTTTTGCTGGTCTTAGTCAAGTAGTTGATAAATATCTGGTACAAGATCGTAGTACTAAGGAAGTTTATGAAACTCCTCAGTTCATGTACATGATGATTGCAATTACGATCTTTGCTGATTATGATAAAGATGTGAGATTATCCTATATTAAAAGGTATTATAATGCCATCTCCAAGCACAAAATCAACATCCCGACACCGATCATGTCGGGGGTCAGAACCCCCTTACGTCAATTTGCATCTTGTGTTCTCGTTGATGTTGATGACACCCTCGATAGTATCTTTAGCAGTGATATGGCTATTGGTAAATACGTCGCACAACGTGCTGGTATCGGCATTAACGCAAGCAGAATTCGTGGGATCAATTCTAAAATTAGAGGCGGCGAGGTACAACACACAGGTGTGGTCCCCTTCCTTAAAAAGTTTGAATCAACTGTACTCTGCTGTAGTCAAAACGGCATCAGAGGTGGTTCTGCTACAGTTCACTTTCCTATCTGGCACCAAGAAATAGAAGATATTATTGTTCTCAAGAATAATAAGGGTACACAAAACAATAGGGTACGTAAACTTGACTACTCAATCCAAGTTTCAAAACTTTTCTACGAACGTTTCATTAAGAATGAAGAGATTAGCCTCTTCTCACCGCATGACGTACCAGGTCTCTATGATGCTTTTGGTACTGATTCATTTGACGATCTCTATGTACGTTATGAATCAGATGAGTTTACTCCAAGAAAGACGATTTCTGCACAGAAACTCTTTTTAGATATGATGAAGGAGAGATCTGAATTTGGTCGTCTTTACATTATGAATATTGACCACTGCAATTCACACTCTTCCTTCAAAGATAAAATTAGTATGAGTAATCTCTGTCAAGAGATCACTCTTCCTACAGATCCTATTCAGCATATTGATGATGATGCTGGTGAGATTGCTTTGTGCATTCTGTCTGCTATCAATGTAGGTAAATTAAAATCTCTTGATGATCTGGAAGAACTTTGTGATCTTACTGTGCGTGGTTTGGAAGAACTAATCGACTATCAAGGATACCCTGTAAGGGCAGCAGAACGTGCTACAAAGGCACGTAGATCACTTGGGGTAGGTTTTATTGGTCTTGCTCATTATTTGGCAAAGAATGGATTAAAATATGAAGATCCTAATGCTTTGCCTTTAGTTCATGATCTTGCTGAGGCATTTCAATATTATCTACTTAAAGCATCTAATCAACTTGCTATAGAGAAGGGTGCATGTGAAGGGTTCCATAGGACCAAATATATTGATGGTGTACTTCCTATTGACACCTATAAAAAAGATGTAGATGAACTTGTAGCACCAGAATATAACTATGATTGGGAAACTCTTAGAGAATCTATCACTACCCACGGTCTTAGGCACTCAACACTGTCCGCACAAATGCCTTCGGAAAGCAGTTCCGTTGTGTCAAATGCAACCAATGGAATCGAACCACCTAGAGGATACTTGTCCGTTAAGAAGAGTAAAAAGGGGAATCTTAAGCAAATTGTTCCACAGTACAATACCCTGAAAAACAATTACACATTGTTATGGGATATGCCTGGTAATGAAGGATACATTAAAATTGTTGCTGTAATGCAAAAGTTTTTTGACCAGGCAATTTCTGGGAACTGGACTTATAATCCTTTACATTATCCTAACAGAGAAGTTCCAATGTCTCTTATCACCAGTGATATGCTAACTACATACAAGTACGGTTGGAAGACCTCATATTATCACAATACATATGATCATAAAGCTGATCAAGGCGATGACGAACTGGAGGAAATGAAATCAGAATTAGAATCACTTATTGCACAACTAGAAAACAACGAAGAGGACGACTGTGAATCTTGTAAAATCTGAAAAAACAAACGTAAAAGGAATGACAGTATTTAACACGACTAAGGTAGATACTAAAAAACAACCAATGTTTTTTGGTCAACCATTAGGTGTTCAAAGATATGATGGGGCAAAGTATCCCATCTTTGAAAAACTAACACAGCAACAACTTAGTTATTTCTGGAGACCAGAAGAAGTATCACTACAAAAAGATCGTGGTGATTATCAAACTCTTCGTCCAGAACAAAAGCATATTTATACTTCTAACTTGAAGTATCAGATCATGCTTGACTCTGTACAAGGTCGTGGACCTGGCATGGCATTCATGCCCTACTGCTCACTTCCTGAACTGGAATCTGCCATGTCAGCATGGGGATTCATGGAGATGATTCATTCTCGTTCATACACTCACATCATTAAGAATGTCTATAGTGATCCTTCGGAAGTGCTTGACACTATCCTTGATGACGCTAACATATTGAAGAGAGCATCATCAGTAACTGAATCCTATGATGACTTCCTACAACATGCTCATGAGTACGACACAAGTACTATGTGGGAACTTGCTAGCGAAGGTCATACTGCAGGACAGTATGATCGCTACTCTCTGAAACGCAAACTTTATCGAGCAGTTGCTAATGTCAACATCCTGGAAGGAATCAGATTCTACGTTTCGTTCGCTTGCAGTTTCGCATTTGGTGAGCTTAAACTTATGGAAGGATCCGCTAAAATTATCTCTCTCATCGCCAGAGACGAAAGCCAGCATCTTGTCCTTACTCAAAACATCCTCAACAAATGGAAAGAGGGAGATGACCCTGAGTTTAAAGAGATTGCAAGAGAGGAGGCACCATATGTGAGAAAGATGTTTATGAATGCAGTTGATGAAGAGAAGGCATGGGCAGAGTATTTGTTCAGTAATGGTTCAATGATTGGTCTCAATGCAAAACTTCTTCAGCAATATGTTGAGTGGACTGCAAATCGTCGTATGAAAGCAATTGGTCTCAAACCAGAATATGATATTGCTGCCAAGAATAATCCACTCCCTTGGATGCAATATTGGTTGTCATCAAAAGAGGTTCAGGTTGCTCCTCAAGAAACTGAGGTTGAGAGTTATTTGTGTGGAGGTATTGTGCATGACATGCAGAAAGATACTTTTGCAGGATTCCAATTATGAAACCACCTTCTTGGAAACTAAAAGCATATGCAGATCCAAACATCTCTGATAGAAATTACTGTCTGCTTAAATTAGGTCCAAGAAATCTAGGTGAACTTTTACACTATCTATTTTTGAAGATAAGGTATTCTTTAAGAGAATAAATAGGTTAGTGATGACTTTTATATGTACGATAATCCATGGTGGTTTGAGGATAAAGTATTTGATACCGATAGTATTAATGGATACTACGGTTTTGTATACTTGATAACCAATACCACTAATGGCAGGAAGTACATAGGTAGAAAATACTTTTGGTCTTTTAGAAAGAAGAAAGGTCAGAACCGTAGATCCAAACAGGAATCTGATTGGAAAAAGTATTATGGTTCTTGTCCAGAACTGAAAGAAGACATTAAAGTATTAGGTAAAGATAAATTTCAAAGAGAAATTTTAAGTTTACATACTACCCTAGGTAAAGTCAATTATGAAGAGACCCGCCAACTCTTTGTATATTCAGTTCTTACTGAAAGCTTGACAGATGGCACACCTGCATACTATAATGGCAATGTTCTCGGTCGTTACTACCGTAAAGATTATTTTAACTATGATTCTTGAGACACTCGCGGCATTTATAATGCCACCCCCACCAGCAACTATCCCGCCAGTGGTTGCTGAGGAATATGTAAAAACCTGGCAGTGTCCTACTTGCTCAGTTGAAGAGCAATATGTTTTAAAGGAACTGCAATCAAATACTAAGATTACCGACCCTAATGCTCTTGCTACATTGATGGGAAACATCAAGCAAGAGAGTAAGTTCATCCCTAACATCTGTGAAGGTGGTGCTCGCGTCTCATATACTGAATGTAAGGTTGGTGGATATGGTTTAATCCAGTGGACTTCTATTGGTCGCTACAAGGGTCTTGGTAATTTCTGTGCTAAGTACGAATGTGATCCATCATCACTTGCTGGTCAAACTCGCTGGATGATTAACGAACCTATCTTCCAACGTGCTCTTCCTGTATTTGAAGGACATGATCAAAGTATTTCATATTATATGAAACCCGCATACTACTGGTTAGGATGGGGTATCAAAGGTAACCGTGAAGTATATGCATGGGACTATAAAGACAAATTAGTATTGTCTTGACAAACACAACTGGATAGTGTATACTATCCTTGATTAGTTTGCCCCGTTAGCTCAGGAGACAGAGCACGAACCTTCTAAGTTTGCGGCCGGGGGTGCGAATCCTCCACGGGGCGTCGTAGATGTATTAATACATCTACTTTACAATCCCCAATAGCTCAGTTGGAAGAGCGCAAAACTGTTAATTTTGATGTCCTTGGTTCAAGCCCAAGTTGGGGAGTTAGGAACTTGAGACGTTCCAATCAAGGTGCTCATCGGTTCGGATATACCGAAACCCTGTTGGTGAGGATAAACCCCCTTGAATATTCACAACGGAAATTGTGTCTTAC